CAATTGAAATTTGCAATGATTTTATAATAGAAGATTTAGGAATTATTGAAGATTGGGTATACGATATTGAAGTAGAAAATAATCATAATTTTTTTGGAAATAATATTCTTATTCATAACTCTGTATACTATCACATTGAACCATTTATGAATTTATATCAAAATAAAAATCCAGATTTAAGTATTAATCAATATGTTGATTGGGCTGATAATTTTGAAAAGAAAGTTATTCAACCTTGCATTAAAGATTGCATAAGTGATTTTGCAAATGAATTAAATGCATACAATAAAGATGTTATTGGAGCAGAAAGAGAAATTATTTCTGATTCAGCAGTTTTTACAGCAAAGAAAAAATATTATGCAAGAGTTAGAGATTCTGAAGGAACAAGATATCCGGAAACAGATCCATATATTAAAGTTATGGGATTAGAAATTATTAAAAGTTCAACTCCAAATTGGTCTAAGAAAAAACTTAAAGAAGCAATTCCTCATATTTTAGATAAAGACGAAACAAATCTTAAAAATTGGATTAATACAATTAAACAAGAATTTATTAATGTACCATTAATTGATATTGCTCACAGTGGCGGAGTTTCAAATTTAGATTTTAAATTAGATGATAAAGGAGTTCCAATTGGAGTTAGAGCTGCTTTAATACATAATAAATATATTAAAGATAACAAAATTGAAGAAAAATTTTCTCCTATAAATCCAGGAGATAAATGTAAAAGATTATTTTTAAAAGAACCAAATCCATTTAATAGCAATATTATTGCATTTACAAATGATTCTTTTGTAAATGAAGTAAAAGATTATATTGATTTTGATACTAATTTTGATAAGCAATTTTTATCTGCTTTAAAATTAATGGTAAATTCTTTAGAATATAATTTGGATAAAGAAACACAATTATTAGACGACTGGTAAAAAGAAAGGATAGAAATGATAGATTTTAATGATGTACATAAATGGGAACAAAATCAAATTCTTGAAAAATATGATTTTAAAAAGAATATTCAAGTAGAATTTTTTGATTTAAATCAAAAACAAGAAGCACTTAACATAATTAGAAATAATGATTTTTTACAATATCATTATTTTTCTCAAGATTATAAAGCAGTAAAAGCAGCATCATACATTTATTTGTTTTATTTGACTTATAATGACATTAAAATGTATATTGGATTTGCATCTATAGCTTCACCAACTCTTGCAAAAAAATTAAGACGAAAATATTTTGGTAAACAATTTTTTGAAACAATTTATTCTGAATCTAAAATACAAAATAAATCTGTAAAAACTTATGTTTTATCAAGATTAGTTTTATTACCATCATATAGAGGTTTAGGATTATCAACATTTATTTTAGAAAAAATTACTAAAGATATGAGAAACAAATCATTTTATTTTGAAATGTTAAGTAATATGTTTCATACTTTTTATTTTGGCGGATATGAATTTAATACTATTTTTATTAAATCAAAAAATATATTAAGTAAAGATGAATATGAAAATTATTTTAGTGGAGACTCAGATATTACTAAATCTACTAAAGGATTAAGAGGATTTAAAGGCGAAACAAAATTTGTAGCAAACCTTGTTTTTGACTTTAAAAAAGATGAATTTTTGAAAGATATAATTAAAGAAAAATATAATATTGAAATTGATTGGAATTTAAAAAATGAAATTAATAGAGAAGATTTTATTTGGGCAGACAATAATGAAATACCTTTAATCTTATTAGAACATTCTAATATTGAAAATATTAAACAAAATAAAGATATAATATTAAAGACAGAACAAGAGTATTTGAGTAGACATAAAAAAGAATTAAAAAATATTGATTTTACTGAAGGAGATAATTTATGGTAATCAACATAGATGTTAGAAAAGAAAAAGACAAATTTGAAGAAAATGAAATAGAATTGATTAATAACATATTTGGATTATTTGTTAAAAATGTTTACTTTAGTATGAAAGCAAATATTAAAATTGAAGAAGATCAAAAATTTATTAATTTTACTGGAATATCTGGAGTTGGTAAAACAGTTATTAAAGATGAAATTAAAGATCAAGCACAACAATCTAAAAGTGAAAATATACACATTATTGATTTTGATGATTTAGATGATAGTACTTTTTATGGAAGAAATATTTTAGAAATTCTTAATATACATTCTAAAGATGATGAAATTTTAAAAATTTTATCTGGATTTGGATTATTTGAAATGAGAATTCTTACACAAAAATATGAAACTTTATCACAAGGACAAAAAACTAGATTAAAATATATTTATTTGTTTAATTCTATTGAAAATGATAAACAAAATTATATTTTTATAGATGAATTTTTAACATTTGTTGATGATTTATCTGGAATTTCTTTTGCAAGTAATATTAAAAAATATCTTAGTGATAAAAATGTTAAATTATTTACATTTGGAGTAAATTTTAATTTGATTGGTCAATTTGAAGATGTTACTTATGTTTTAGGCAATTCAACAATTTCAGCTATTATTAAAAATAATAAAATTGAATATTTGCATAATGATAAAATATTTGAAGATATTAAAATAAATAAAAATACGCCAAAAGAAATTAATCAAAGCATTTTAGAAGATTGGTAATTCTTTAATGCGTTTAATCTTAGTTTAATATTAATATGATATAATAATATATCTAAAACAAAAAGGAAACAAAATGGCATCATTTGCAGATAAAGCTACAGGACCAATTAAAGCAAAAAAATTAACAATAGTTCAAGAAGAACAAATGAGAGAAATTTTTAAATCAGAGAAAAAAGGACAATCATTTGTTAATTCTGAAATAAAGTTAAATGAAGAAAGAAAACTTTTAAATAATAAATATCCAGGAGAATTAAATAAATTTGTATTTGGAAATATTAAAGATTTATCAGAAGAATATGTTAAAGAATTATTTGATCTTTATAAGAAATTCAAAAAAACTGAAGCAAAAAATTTAAATGATTTTTTAACTGAAATTCAATAAAATTTAAATTAAAGGATTAATATGAGTGATATGATATATAAAGTAATAATGGTTTCAAAAGATAATCATACTTGTGAATTAAATTTGCCAATAAATGAAGATGAAAATATTATAAATGTTGCTCTTCAATCTATTGAAGATTTTGGTTGGGGACATTATGGTTATGAAATTAAAGAAATAAAAACAATGAAAAAACCAGAAATAAAATACGATGGCATCTGATTATTTAAAAGAAATAAATAATAATATGTCATTTGAGCAAGCCGAAATAACAAAAAGTTATTTAAACAGAATGTTAAATTATTATTCAAATTTAGATGATAATTTTAATATATTAAATCAAAATAAAGTATTAGAAGAACATAAATTAAAAGAAGCGGAAAAACAATTAAAAAAGTTGTTTCCGGAATTATACTTATTATAAAGGAAATAAATGGATTTTAAAATAATCACAAGTGATAAATTTACACCAATGCAAGATTTAATAGTTGTTAAACCATATGAATCATTCACTGGCAAAAAAGAAGAAGAAGTTTCAGCATCTGGATTAGTTATATCATTAGCTAAAGAAAAAAGTGTTATACATGATAGACCAGTATATGGTAAAGTAATTTCAACTGGATCAAATTGCAAAACAATTAAACCTGAAATGGAAATTTTTTGGGATATTACAAGAGGTCAAGAAATACAATTCAAAGATGGAGAATTTATTATACTTCAAGAAGAAACTATTCTAGGTTTTAGAAATTCTGTAGAAGAATAATTATAAATAGAATAATTAATATAATTAAAGAGGTAAAAATATGGCAATAGTAGATTTAAGTAAACAAGGTCATTCACAAGTATATATTCATTTTGATGGATCATCAATTTGTTTAAAAAATGGAGATATAATTAATATTGATGAAATAATTAATGAATATCCACAATATTTTAGAAAAGAAGTTAATGTTGCTCCTGTTCGAGAAATTCCAATGCCTGAAGTTCCAGTTGTTGAACCAGTTGAAGAAATTAAAGAAGTAGTTGAACCAGTTGTTGAATCAGTTGAAGAAATTCTTACTGAAGATTCATCTGATGTTGAAGTAACTGAAGAAGTAACTGAAGAAGTAGTTGAAGCACCTGTTAAAAAAACAAAAGCTAAAAAATAATTAAAAAAGGAGGATACAATGGCGATTACATCACAGGAATCTCTTAAAGAATACATTTTACGTCAATTAGGAGCGCCATTGGTCCAAGTTGAAGTTTCTGATGAACAAATATTTGATATTATAGAATCAACAATTCAAGAATATTCAAATTTTGCTTTAGAAGGAGAATTAACAAAATATTTAAAAATGAATATAGCAGGTCCTTGTACAATTACAATGAGTCCTGAAGTTAGATCTATTCAAAAAATATCTAAAGGTGGCGGAATAACATTTGGTGGTTATGGTGGTAAAGGATTTGTTCTTGATTACTATTCATTAATTTCAGGTGGTATTAATATGAATGATGCTATTAATAGTACAATACTATTATCTGGACAACGTTCACTTATGGATAAATTTTTTGGAGATGATTTAACATTTACTTTTAATGAAAATAAAAAGAAAATTGAAGTTTCTGAAGAATTTAATGGTCCTGTTATTATAGAAATTAATACACAATATGTTCCAGACGCAGTAGATTACATATATGATCATAATTGGATTAAAAAAATGTGTACTGCAAGAACAAAGTTATTACAATCTGATATAACTGGTAAATATGATGCAAATTTAATAGGTGGTTCAAGAATCAATTCTGATAGAATGCAACAAAGAGCTGAACAAGAAATTGAAGTACTTAGAGAAGAATTAATAAGTAAATATGGTGGACCTGCACCAATAGCAATAGGTTAAATTAAAAAATAAAGGCAGAGATTAATTTCTTTGCCTTTTTTTGTGGAAAAAATCTATTACCCTTATATAAAGAATATAAGATATAAAAAAATCCACCCCGAAGGATGGATTTAAAAATAATTATGCACCTACAATAGAAGCAAAAGAATTTGTTCCAGCATTTGTAAATCTAAGTTGGATGAACTCAGCAACATATGTTGGTTTAATGAAAACATCTACAACAAGTTGATTTCTACTTACAATGTCTGGTGTGTTATTTGTAGTATCACAAACAACTAAGAAATCTTCAATACCTCTTCCAGATTGAACTGTACTTAGGAATGGATTAATCATAGCTGAAATTCTGTTTCTTGTGAAAGAATCATTAAATTCAAATACTTGATATTTAGCCATTTTCCAAAGTGCTCTTTCTAAAGTTATAAACAATCCTCTAACATTTACCCTGTCAACATAATAATTCAGTATAACTCGTTAGATTATACCCGTTTCATTTTGAGCTTTGAAACAGCTTTATATTACTATAAAGATTAGACTATATCACATATTCTTTAACTGGGGAGAATAAAGAATACCGCACCACTTCCACTCACTTGAGCGTACTCCATTTCTGGATAGTCGTTGAACCTTCTCATTTCTGAGCTTGGCTGCTGATTGTCCTTAACTTAATATTAGGATATCCCAGCAATTCAATGCGTTTTAAGTTCGCCTGACAAGTAACACTTTTACGTCATGCTTAGGACAAATTATACTTTTATTTATACTTTTCGTAAAATGATATTCTTATTAATAATTGTTCTAATGTTATCAAATTATCACCTTCTTTTCTTGAAGCTCTACTTAAATTTTCAGAATGTTGTACAATTTCACAATTTGCAGGATGTGAAATTATCCAACTAGGTATATTGTTTTCAAATCCATATCTTCTGCTTAGTAAATGATCTCTAACACAACCTTGTTTATTCGTTCTGTTATTATAAACACTTTTTGTATTTAGTAATGATTTTTCTTGTTCAGTTGTTAGTACATTAAACTTAAATCCGTGTTTAAATAATGAGTATTTGTAATAAATCGAAATGTCAGAAATTTGATCTCTAGACTTCCATTTTCCAATCTTCTCGTTTGTTGCTCTAATTTTTTCTTTAGTGCTTTTCAATTGAGAAATATTATCGACATTATAATTCTTCTTGAATGTTTCAAGCTTCTTCTCTATAATAACTTTACTTTCTGAAACATTTTTTACATTATATCTTAATAAATTAGTATATTCTGTTCTAATTTTTCTTTGATATTTTGAACATTTGTTTGAATTACATTTGTTTGAATATCCATTACACCAATTAATAAATTTTGATTCTTCATTACAATAAGAACAGTTCATTGTACCATTTATCAAATCATAACAATATTTTTCAGTTAAATTATTGTCTTTTAAAAATTTTCTTGAAATAAAATTCTGTTTTGTTACATTTTTTAATATTAAACTTTTCTGTTCATCTAATGTTAAATCATCGAAAATTCTTCCATAATTCTTATTCTTTTCTCTTTGGTTTTTTCTGCATTCGGTTGAGCAAACAAAACCATTTTTAAAACCTGTGTAATTCATTTTTGAATTACACTCTTTACAAACATTTGTCATTTTAAAATACTCACAATAAACATCTTCTGTTATTAACTTAAATGATTGTATTTTTGAAACTACTTTTTGCGAAGTAGTTTCCCCTAAGTAATATAAATCTATAACTTTTTCTACATCTTTATTCATTTTAAAATCTCCCCAGATTTTTATTTGAATTTTTATAACTTATGCAGCTATTAATTCTGATAAACCATCAATATTTGACGAACTCGGTTTATCTAATAGTGTTTTTTGTCCCCAAAGAACTGTACCTTGACCTGGGAAAGCAACGATTGGATTCATACCATTTTTATAAATGAAATCTCTTTGACCTTGGTTTGGATTAAATGCTAATTTAGTAACATTTTTTAGTTGACCTCTTTCAAGACCAGCAGATGCCCACCATGATGCAAGAGATGTATTTGTAGCAGCTCTAAGACCAGCTAAAGTACCAGCAACATTTATCCATTTATATCTATCTGAATATTTGTCATAAACATTAATATAGTTTGCACCAGCAACAACATATGAACTATTTACAGCCATTTCTCCAGTTGTTCTCCAAGTAATTAATGCCGAAACAGCATCACTTGCAGTTTTACCAACAGTATCACCATATTTTGCTCCAACGAATGCAATACAATCTTTTCTTCCTTCTGCTAAATTGATTGCAGCAAGTGGATTTTGCTCATTACCAATAACAATATCAATATCAATTTCTTCTTTATTTAAGAAAATATCATATGCATTTGTAATTTCGCCATTAGTTAAAGCAAGACCATCATCTCCATATGAAAGAGTTGAATCTTTAAATGCATCTACTGTATTACTATAAAGGTAAGATTTACATTTATTTTCATCTGCTAAAGCAGCTGTAATAGTTTTATTTTCTTTTACAAAAATATATTTTGATTGAGAATTAATTAATGATTCTATATAAATTGTTTTATTTGAAGCATCTCTAGCATCTTCATTAAAAGAAACAATAAATCTTTCTACAACTTCACCTTTATATTGAACAAGAATTGCATATTCATAATATCCAGAAACTGAATTGTTTGCTGGTTGTGGAAAATAATCAAATTGATCATTCAATGAAATACCACTAAATGCATATTTAGGCATTAATATTGAGAAATCTGAAGGTTTTGCAATAGCAACTGCGATTTCATCTCCCCAAGATCCTGGATTTTTTGCCATAATTTTAATTGATGCTGAAACTGTAGTATCTGTTGGAAATTGAATAGAACTTTCTAAAGTTTCATATATTGTTTCATTTGGAATTATACTATTACTAACAAATGATTGAACTGTTGATGCAGGAATTTCAACTGTTGATGTTTCTGCTTGACCGAAGAATATTGAATTCGATGCAGTTGCACTTAATCCTCTAGATACTAATAAAAGATTTCCATAATCTAGGAAAGTTTTACATTGATACCAATCGTTATAATTTGCAGTTGTTGGTTTTCCATAAAAACCTTCAAGTTCTACTGAATTAGTAACTAATTTATATATAGCAGCTGGACCTTTAGAAAAAGAACCTCCAAAAACTGCAATTGAGTTTGATACTGTAGGAACAATTCCACTAGCATCTATTTCTAAGACTTCTACGCCTGGTGATAACATAGCCATGTTTTACCTCTTTGTGTTAAAATGATTTTGGTTGTCATTGATACATCGGAATAAAAATTCTTAAATATCTTGAGATTTTTTAAGGAATCAAAATCCAATTCCTGAATCAAGAAAAGACTTGATATATCTCAATTATGAGTTTCCATATCTATTTATATTTTTTGAAAAAAACTTTGTTTCCTGAATCAAATATTCTTCTATAATTATTATTAAACATATTTTCACTTTCAGATATATTCTTATTAAAATTTTCTAAAATACTTTCTAATTTATGTTTTTGAAATTTATTTCTGCTTAATAATTTATTAATTGATTTAAAATAAAAATAATTTGGTGTAGAATTATGTAAAAAATTAAATCCTAATGTTTGATATAAATGACCAGTGCTCCATCTTCTATTAGCATAAGAAACTAAAGATTTTGGATTATATGTTTTTTCAAAATATTTTAATAATTTACTAGCGCCTCCAACAATTGTATTGTTTAATTTTGAACAAAAACGAATTAATTCATATTCATATTGTTTTGAAAATCTAGCTTTACCAAATGTCATTAAAGAAACAAGTTCATTTTCATAATATAATCCTATTCTTATTGATGATGTACTAGATCCTTGAAGATGATTTTTATTTTCAAATTTTTTTGCTTCTTCACTTTTAACTTCTTTAATTGTACATTTTCTAGCAAATATTTTATTTGTTTTATTCATTTTAGATAATAAAACACTTTTCCAAATATTTTTTTTATTTTCATCAAGCCATTCATTTTCAAATATATGAAACAATTGAATATTTTTTTCCTCACAAGAATTAGTTTTATCTAAATGATAATTTTTATGTTTATTTTTAAACATTTTCAATTCAGAATTTCCTTCTGAATGATACATTAATCCATTATATTCAATTGCAAATTTTCCAGAAGTATTATTTCCACAATAAATGTCTAATTCTTTAGGATAAATTATATTTTTTAAATTTATTTCACAATTATTATATAAAGAAACAAAATTAAAAATTTCATTTTGTGATATATGTTTTTCATATGGAACACAAATTCTACATTCAGTTTTAGCATATGATGTTGATTTTGTAAAATTCCATTTATTTCCACAAATTTTACATTCAACAGGCAAATATTTATTTTGATAAAAATAATCTTCATTGCAATTTAAAATTAAATTGGGGAATTTTTTTTCAAAATTTAAAAATTTAAATGATTTAAATTCATTATTTGAAAATAAATTTGATTTTTCTTCTTTTGACATAAAAGAACATTTATTTTTTACACTATTTGATATTTTATTATTTTTAATAATTTTATTTTCTTCAGATATTTTATTATAAGATTCTTTAATTGAATTTTTTAATTTTTCTTTATATAAAATATCTTTTGATCTATTTAAATTTGAACATTTAATTGAACAAAAAGAATTATTTGTTAATATTCTTTTATTACATTCTAAACAATAATTTTCATTATTACTTATTAAATAAAATAAATGAATTCTATTTTTAGATGATAAATCTAAATTATATTTTTCTTGAAGTATATAATATTCTTTTGGAAAATCTTCAAAAAGATGTTTAAAGAAATTTTTATTTGAATAATATTTTAAAACTTTTACAAAATGTTCAATAGAATATTCATTTAAAAAGTAATTTGCAAGTAATCTTCCAAAAAATCTATTTTGATATGCTTTCTTTTTAGTTTTATAATTAAAATTAATTAAATTATATTTTAATAATCTGTAATTCATTGGTGCCAACCTTTATTATTTTTATAAAACCAATAGGTTGGCTTTATTGGCTTTATAAAAATAATTTATAGAATATATTATACTTAAAAAATGATTAATAAAAGTCAATCCGAAGATTGACTTT